ATTTTTCAAAAGAAAGATAGTTATGGAGCAAAAACTGTAGACACAATTGCTAAAACAACAGTACCAGCTCATAGAGGTTTTGCAGTAGGTAGATTTTTAACAACAGAATTAAGATGGAACTGTTCGTGTCAGGACTTTTCTAGAAGAGACAGTTATGATTTATTTAAAAGATCAAATAAATCAAGATTTCCTGTTACTCCTATAAGAGATACAAAACCTGGAAATGTTCTACAACCAGATGGAACTTTGAGTGATGAAAGAGATATTCCTGGTACCTTTAGAGATTTAGGATATGTAACTATAAATAACTTTTATGAATTACCAGAATATGAAGATGAAAAAGAAAATTCTTTCCAAAATTTACAATATTATCAACTTCGTTGGTGTAAACATATTTATGCAGCAATGTGGTCTTTAGTTCATGATGAAGGTAATGAGCCATTAAAATTAGCAGCAAAATACTCTCAATCAGGTGTAAATATAACTGTAAATTTTGATGATCATAATTTAAATAAAAACGATAAAATTCAATTAAATTTTACAAGCGGAAATGCTATTTCTGGAGAATACACAATAACTGATGTTCCAGATACAAATAGTTTTGTTGTTATTTATCCATTTGATGAGACAACCAGTGGTTATGTGACTGTTGAAAATTTAAAAAAACACGAATATGTAGGAGCATGGTTGTTAGAACCAAATGATAAACCTATAGGTAAAGGTCTTGAATCATGGGAAAGGAATTGGAAAAAAGAACAAGAAAAACTAAAAGAATCTGCAGAGATATTTGCTCTATATAATCGTTCAACTAAATGGGAAGGTAATAAAGAAATTATTGGTAATTTTAATAACAAACAAGAAGTAGCTAATTTTGATCCATCCGTTGTAGCTATGACATTAACTGATAGTTTAAAACGAGATGCACAGGGAGGATTAGATAGATCTGGAAAATCTTTAAACACTACAAATAGAATGATTGCAATGGTTAATAAATTATTTAACAAATCTCCGACTGTTTTAGATGACATAAAGTTTGGAATAATAAACAAACCTCTTATTGAATTTACTGATATTTTTGAATCAGGTTTGATTAATTCAGGAGATTATATAAATGGAGAACTAATTGATTCTGCTGTTAACACCAGTAATCTTGATGCCAGTACTTATAATCCAGATACTGATCAAGATACAGTAGTAGATGCAGGATTATATATAAATGTAGAGAACTAATTATGGCAGTACAAATTCAAACAAGAAGATCAATCACAGCTCATGACAGACCTTTTCCCACAAGATTAGGAGCTGGTGAATTAGCTTTAAATAATAATAGTGTAAGTCCAGGATTATTTTTTGCTGATAATATTGCCTCACCAAGCACAGGATTAATAAAAGTAGGTCCTGTTCATATTGGTGCTACTGCACCAAACAGTTCTGCAGCTGGATTTACGTCATCAAGTAAAGGTGAGACTTGGTTAGATACAGCAAGCACTCACATCTTTAAAATTTTTGATGGGACATCATTTCAAACAGTGAAAGCTGTTGCGTCTGTTTCTTCTGGACAACCAGCTAACCCCATCGACGGTCAATTACATTGGGACACAGCTGGAGGTGGTAGTGGAGTATTGAAAATATATTTAGCCTCTAGTTCTGCTTGGGTTAATGTTTAATTAGTATGATTTAATAAATGATCTAAAATTCTATCTAATTTGGTGTGTACACCTTGCATTTCTCTTAAAAAATCTTCTTTTAAAACGTAATCGTGAATAACACTATTTTTTAAATCATCTACTTCTCTTTGTATTCGATCAAATTTCCTATCTATTTTTTTATTAAAATTACCTAAAGCTCTACTGATACCAGCAAAAGCACCAATACTTCCAGATATGATTGCAGCAATTACTTGAGGTTCCATACTTTTATTATAATGGTAGGCACAGTTTAAAATAGATATTAATAAAGGTAAATTATGTCTACTGCTTACGAACCGAATATACAAGGAGCCATTGCGGTCTTACGAGACTTAATGATAGCTAATGGGTTTACAATGACTCGTGAACCATATGAACCTAATTACAGAGGTTTGGTTGATGCTGTTATAGATTTAAAAGAAGGATTCCCTACTTTTTCTCCATTACAAGTTGGATTTGATGCGACTGCCTTTGAAAATGTATCCGATGGTGATGCTTTGTATATGAGGACTAGTGATGGTCAAGTAGGTAAAGCGTCTGCAGCTGATGGAACATCGGAAGCTGCAACCGTGGTTGGGTTTGCGAATTCTACTGTTACTGCAAATTCAACTGTAAAAGTTATTGTTGTAGGACTAAAAACTATTCCTACTGGTGTAGATGCAGGTGATTTATATTTTTTATCTCCAACTACTTCCGGTTCGATAACTCTAACCCCACCATCAACTGCTGGACAGGCTGTTGTTAGATTAGGAGAAGCTGCAAACTACTCTAGTTTGGCAATACAAATTGAACCTCCTATTAAATTAAGTTAATGTCTAGTGTAGAAAATTACGTTCCGTATCAACCAAATGCTCAAGGGTTGACCGAGGCTCTTTTAGATTTAAAATCTACGATGCCAACTTCAACCGTATTTAAAATAACTGGCTATGTGACTACATGTTTTGAAAATGTTACACAGGGTGATGCTGTTTATTCCAGAGAATCTGATGGTTTTGTAGGTAAAGCAATAGCAAATGATACTTTTGATAAAGCAAAAGTAGCAGGTTTTGTTGAAGTTACTTCTACGTCTGGATCTGAAGTAAGAGTTATAACAAGAGGAATTACAACTATGTCTGGATTAAACACTGGTGATTTATATTTTTTATCTGCTTCTTCGGCTGGAGCTATAACCACAACCCCTCCTACAACGGCAGGTGATTTTTTAACAAGAGTAGGAGAGGCTGGATCTACTGGTCAATTTATTGTACAAATAGAACCTCCTATTCAATTAAGCTGACGGTTTACTAGACGTAAAATAGATATAATTAGCAGTTCGATAACTTTTGAATTGCATCGGAATATAAAATGGCAACAAGAAAAGCACTTGTTTTAGTTTCGGGTCTATTTCAGGAGTTAAATTCTTCTTCTGATAAATTAGATTTTGCTGGAAATACAACTGCAGATTTATCTGAAAATACAAATCTTTATTTTACTAATGCAAGATCTAGGGCTGCTGTATCTGTAACTGATTCTGGAGGGGATGGCAGTCTTGCATATAATAGTTCAACAGGAGTAATCACATACACAGGACCGTCTGCATCTGAAGTAAGAGCACATATTAGTGTAGCTTCTGGTTCAGGCTTAACTTTTTCTGGTGGTGAGATTGGGACATCTTCTATTCCTAATTCTCAATTAGCAAATTCATCTTTAACAGTTGGTAGCACTTCTATTAATTTAGGAGCTACTGCGACAACAATTGCCGGACTATCTGCACTTACTTCTACCACGCTTACCGCAACAACTTTAATTTCTGGAGTGGCAGATGCTGCAAATTCTATATCTATAGCTGCAGGTAATATAACTTTTGAAGGATCAAGTGCCGATAGTGACGAAATAATATTAACAGCAGCTGATGCATCAGGTGGGGATAAAACAATAACTCTTCCAAATTCAACTGGAACTGTTGCATTAACTAGCGATATTGTTTATCCAGTAACTTTAACAAATTCAGTAACATTAACAAATAAAACATTAGCTCTCGGTTCTAATACGATATCTGGAACTACTGCTCAATTTAATAGTGCATTGACTGATGGTTCGTTTGCTACATTAGCTGGTTCTGAAATTTTAACAAACAAGAGTCTCACTGCTCCAATTTTAACTGGATCTTCTACTTCTGCTGGTAGCATAGTTTTTAAAGAAGATACAGATAATGGAACAAATTCAGCAACACTAGTCGGACCGGCATCCACAGCTGATGTAACAATTACATTACCAGCAGAGACAGGCACAGTATTAACAACTGCTTCTTCAATTGCGAATAGTAATCTTGCTAACAGCACAATAACCATAGGTAGCTCTTCTGTTGCGTTAGGGTCAAGTCAAACTACATTTACTGGATTAGCTTCAATTACTTCAACAGCTGTAGTAGCAAATGACAGTGGATTTAGAGTTAGAAATAACAGTGATAATACAAAGATAGTTGCACTTGATTGTTCTGGAATTACAGGAAGTACAACAAGGACATTAACAATACCTGATCAGGATGGAACAATTGCATTAGTCGGAGGAGGATCAAATGAGTTTGCAGATAATAGTTTTAGAGTTACTGACAATAGTGATTCAAGTAAAAAATTAGCTTTTGAATGTTCTGGAATTACAGGCAGTACAACAAGAACCATGACTGTTCCTGACAGTAATGGGACAATTAGTACGGAGAGTTTTGCTACCGCAATAGCAGTGGCGTTAGGATAGTATTATGGCAACTCAAGTTCAATTTAGAAGAGGAACAACAGCTGAGCACGATAATTTTAAAGGTGCTGATGGAGAAGTAACTGTAGACACTTCTTTAAAAACTGTTGTAATACATGATTCAATAACTAATGGAGGGTTTCCTTTATTAAGACAAGACGGATCGAATTCTCAGTTGTTAGCAGGTAGCACTAGTAATTGTGCTTTAAAATTCTCAGGTGATTCTAATACAGGAATTATAAGCCCAGCTGCTGACGAAATAGCCTTAGTTACTGGTGGGTCTAGTCGTCTTACAATAGATTCTAATGGAGCTGCTACCTTTACAGGTAATGTCCAAGTTAATGGGGCTTTATCAGTAACTGGTTCTTTCAACTCTGAGGAAAACTTAGCACTAATTATTGCTTTAGGATAATATGGCAAACACGTTCAAAGTCAACACGAAATCAAGTTGTGTAACTGATGCACATACTAGCACTAATGCAAACGTCTTATCAGCTGGTGGTTCCGCAACATTAGTTCTTTTAAGTATTTTAGTTTCAAATAAAACAGCAACTAGTGCTGATGTTGATGTTTTTTTAGTTACTAATTCAGGAGATGACGTATTTCTTTTAAGAAATGCCCCAGTTCCAGCTGGATCTTCTCTTGAGTTGATTAGTGGATCAAAAGTAATTATGGAATCTAGTGATGTTTTAAGAGTAAGAACTGACACTGCAAGCACTCTTGATGTAACTGTAAGTTATTTAGAACAGACCTAAAATGGGATTATCAGTAAATAATGATCTTGCAAATTTACTAAATAACTTTGAAAGTCTTAAAGCAAAAGTTGAGGCTATTGAAATTATAGTTTATGGTGAGAAAGTTTTAGAACTTGATGATTCAACTTGGGAAAATATTAGAAAAAAAAGAGATTATATTTTAAAATCTACAGACTGGACTGTAATTCCAGGTTGTACTGTTGATCAGGCACAGTGGTCTGCTTATAGACAAAATTTAAGAGATATTCCTCAGACTTACACAGTAATTACAGATGTCGTTTGGCCGACTCAACCATCTACATCAGGACCACATAGCTAAAGAGCTCCCATATTTACTGAGCTTAAAATGATTAAAGAAATTAAGAAGACTTCTGGTTTAATTTGCTATGCCATATATTGGAAATACTATTCGCTCTGCTGACGATTACAGGTTAATTGATGACATAAGTAGTAGTTTTAATGGCAGCACTACAACTTTTGCTTTACAGGTTTCGGGAGTTGCTCCTGCTCCTTTTCCAAAATCACCGCAGCAGGTTTTAATATCTGTAGGTGGTGTTATTCAAAAACCAGATCCTACTGGTGCTACAGGATTTAATTTAAGTGGAACGAATATAGTTTTTAGTAGTGCTCCTTCAAATGGGCATTCGTTTTTTGGAATAATATATGCAACTGCTGATTATTTAAATGCAGGAGGTACATTTCCGGATGGATCAAGTTCAGTACCATCAATAACTTTTTCTTCAGATACGGACACAGGGCTATATAAAAAAGCATCAGGTACTGTTGGATTAGTTTCTGATGGTTCTGAAGTTGCAAGTTTTGGTACTAATGGTATTACTGCAGATTCATTTATTGGACCTGCTACACAAGTTACACTTGCAGATGAATCAAGTGATACTACTTGTTTCCCTTTATTCGCCACAGGAGCTACAGGTAATTTAGCTCCAAAAACAGGAACAAATCTAACTTTTAATTCTGCAACAGGAATTTTAACGGCAACTGGATTTTCTGGTACTTTTTCTGGTAATGTTTCTACAGCTTCAGCCTTACAGACTGCTCGAACTATCGGAGGTGTTAGTTTCGATGGTACAGCAAATATAAATCTTCCAGGTGTTAATACTTCAGGAAATCAAAACACTTCTGGTACTGCTAATATTGCAACGAATGTAACTGTATCAGATGAATCCTCTGATACCACTTGTTTTCCTTTATTTGCCACAGCTGCCACAGGTGATGTACCGCCAAAAAGTGGATCAAATTTAACCTTTAATTCTTCATCAGGATTACTAACAGCCACAGCTTTTTCCGGAGATGGTTCAGCTTTAACTAACCTGCCTGCTGCTGATCTTAGTAATTTAAACGCAAGTAATCTTACTTCAGGAACAATACCAGATGCAAGATTTCCAGCGACTTTGCCAGCTATATCAGGTGCAAATTTAACAAATTTACCTGCTTCTGGAATTAGTAATGTTGTTGAGGATACGAGTCCACAGCTCGGAGGAAATTTAGATGTTTTAACAAGAGAAATAACTACAAGTACATCAAACGGTGATATAGTATTTACTCCAGATGGAACAGGTATCGTAAAAATAAAAGGTGCAGGATCTACAGACGGCACCATCCAATTAAACTGTTCGGCACAATCACACGGAGTGAAGCTAAAATCCCCTGCCCACTCTGCTGGTCAAAGTTATACAATGATTTTGCCGGATAACCAGATAGCAGCAGATAAGTTTTTAAAGGTTAAAAGTATTAGTGGTAGTGGTTCCACAGCCGTAGGACAGCTGGAGTATGCTGATGCAGGTGGTGGTTCTTTGGAATACGTTAGTAAAACTACAGTATCATCTGATAATTCTACAACACAGATTGAGTTTACAAGTTTAGATACTAACGCTATATATAAAATAATTGCTAGAAAAATTAACTTTTCAGGTAGTGGCAGTCAATTAAGAATAAGATTTTTAGATAGTAGTGGTAATTATCAAAGTAATATTGATTATGTAAGATTAAACGGAAGAACAGGAAACTCAGCACAAAGCAGTCAAAACTATATAATGTGTGATACAGATGGAACTAGCCAGTATATGAGTTTCATTGCTGAACTGCATACACCAGCTATTAATAACTGGATATA